GCTACGAGGCAGTTTAATCTACTATAGTCTAATGATAACATCCCTAAGGAAGATGTTAGAGTAGGAGGTTGAATACGTGCGTAGAGACTTCAGCATCAACAAAATATTAGAACTATTGTTCTAGAACTTCATAAGGAGGTACTTTATGGTATCAGTTAGAATCAATTCCGAAATGGAACGTTCAAAAAGGTTCAGAGAGTTAAGTTCACTCTCAGGTATTAAAACATTTGTTGCAGGTTTGAATGCAGCATATGAATTTGAAAGTACGACTCCATTAGATGGAGATGTACAAGACATGATATTTAGTTTTATACATGAATATCAAGGATGTTATCTTAGATTGAATTTATCTAAGAGGAAGGAGTATCGTGATGCTGCAAAGAGGCATCAAAAAGTAATCAATTTACTAGTTGAAAAGACAGTAAATATGTGTCGAATAGACAAAACTGTACCCAGTTCGTATAGAGAGTTTAAATCCAAGATTATTATATCTTGTGAATCTGATTATGAAATGGAGATTATTCGCCCCAGATCATATAGAAAACTGTACGAAATAACACGCACACTTATAACTAGAGCAACAACCTTTGAGCGATTGTTAATCAATTGTAAAATTGTTACTACATTAGCATCCTTAGCAACAGATTTTGTTTTAGATGAAGAAGAATCCGACATCCAAATGACTCAAGATATTGAAACTCTTTCAGGAGTTCCAAAATTTGTTAGTCCTAAAGAATTTAAAGATTCTTTAAAGGATACTAATTCATTTGCTTATCAAGCTAATGAGACAATATCAATGCTTGTAGATGCAGCATTAAGTAGCAAACCTATCAGTTCTTTTCCTGAATGGATGATTGACTTTGTCTCTGCATTGAGGAAAGTTAAGAAAATTCAGTTTCAGGATTTAAAACTTAAAGAAAGTAATGCTTCTACTGGATGTAAAATGGTCCGTAAAAAAGGAAATTGTTCAATACCAGGAATATTAGCTAGTATTTATGAAGAAGACTTATGGCAGGAAGAACCTGAAATAAAGTTGTATGATAGTATAATTAACTTTAATGTTAAGTATAGAGATCCTGAATTCACTTTCTCTACAAAGACAAAGTGTAATGAAAGAAATTCTGTAGCAATTAAACAGAAGAAGCCAAAGGATCGATTAATTCATACATTAAGCAACCCAGGTCATGATCGACTGTTAATCTTTGAACAGTACGATTTTAGTATACTGCGAAATCTAGCTTCA